CAATCAAATGGGCGCAAAAGGTAGCCTTGCTGATATAGGTACTGCCGCAAAAGATATTACTGGAGCAATGGCTGATATCTTACAGGGAGTCGGAGGTGGTTTTGTACAACAAGAAGGTGGTCCTACATTAAGTGAAAAAATTACAAGTGCATTAGAAAAGATAGCAATTAAGGACGCTGCAAGTGGTGCCGCTTATCTTCTACGAAATTTTCTTCCAGGCGATATTGCAAGATCGGTTGGTGTGTATGCTGGTAATACTGTCAACCCAAAAGAAACACTTGCGTTTGAAGGTGTTAATCTGAAAAGTCATACATTTAATTGGCAGCTATTTCCATACAGCAAAAAAGATAGTGAAATTATTAAACAAATGACATATTTCATTAAAGGAAAAATGCTACCACAAGCTGTTGATATTGGTGGCGATACTATTAATGTTAAAAAGGCATTTTTAAATTATCCTAGTGTCGTTGAAATACATTTGTTAGGTGTTGATCCTTCGCACTTCCCATCATATAAACCTTGTATGATATCTGGTTTCACATCTGATTATTCACCTGCTGGTCAAGTTGCATTGATGCAAGGTGGTAAACCATCTGCTGTTAATTTTTCCCTTGAACTACAAGAGTTGGAAATTCATACTTCAAATGATTACGTAAGTCAAGCTACTGGGACGACTGAATCAGAACCCGCGCAACAATAATTTTTAATTAAAAGAGATCAATATGGCTAAATATTTTCAAAATTTCCCTGTTATCGAATATCAAGGCAAAAAGGTAAGAGATATTACCAGGCGCAATGGATTTCTTAAATCAGTTCAGACGAACCCTTATTTGTTTTTACCATATACGATAAAAGACAACGAAAGACCAGAGGACGTTGCTCAATTTTATTATGGATCCACTGATTATACATGGCTTGTATATCTAGCAAATAATATTGTTGATCCTTACCACGAATGGCCTATGGATGAAAATACATTTAATAATTATTTAATTGAAAAATATTCCGAACAGTCTGGTCTTACTGGACAAGATGTAGTCGATTGGGTAAAGGATCAAGATAATGATGAAAATATTCTGTACTATTATAAAGAGGTCTAAATTAAATGGCGATTGATATTGTAAAAATTGCTCCGGAATCCTTCAGAACAATCTATCTCAGAAAAGAGGATAGGATTATTCTTCGTACAGAAGCTGGTCGTAAAATTATTATTAAACGTATTATTCCAGAAGAATGGAAGCCATATAGAATTGGTGAATACGAACAAGATCTTAATGACAATAAAAAAGAAGTATTCCTATTTGATAATTCGTTCCTACCACAGTTGGATGAGGAATTTAAGAAAAGATTAAAAGTAAGGTAGAACCGTAAGTGCCTAAGCAAATATCCGATCCATTTAATCCATCTCTTGTTGAGGTTATAACTGCAACGTTATATCCTTGGAGGAAGGAGTCGAGTGAGGACGGTATTGATATTAGACCACAGATCGTGGGCTTTGATTTTGAACAATCAATAGATAAAACGGGTATTACTGGTACCATCAGACTACACGACAGAGTAGGTATCCTTGAAGGTATTATGAGGGATACTGAAAACAACACAAATATGTTAAAACCTCTCCGTGGCGAGGAAAGATTGCAATGGAAAATGAAGGGGTTTGACTATGGTACCGAGGTAGATTTAGATCTTTTTGTGTATCGAATTGATAATATCACACCCACAACTAATGTCGATGGTAAAGAATTTTCATTACATGTTATGAGTTGGCCTGCTTGGTACGCAGTCACCAGTACTGTTTTGGAACCTTTTAAAAACAAAAAAGGACACGAAATAGTTAAAAAGATTTTTGACGATTATGTGTCACCGCTAACAAATTCAAGCTTTGAAAATGAGACACCACCAGCTGTTTTTCCAACAGATGTTTATAGAATAAAGGATACTGGTGATTGGACAGATAGGTCCTTAGTTGTCCAACACACTGAAGGGTTATTTAATGTAATTATCCCTAGTTATAATGTTCCTCAGGCTATGAATTTTATTGCTAAAAAATCGTATAGTTCAAAATCTCCATCATGTATGTACAGATTTTTTGAGACCTGGGACAATTTTTATTTTGTGACTGACGAATGGTTGATTCTTTTTGCGAACCAAAATGAGGATAATATTATAAGTCTTACATATAATCCCTATGTATCAAAAGACGGAAGGGCTGCAGAAGAGCAGGTAAAGGCTATAGAATCCCTATCATATACCAAACGTACAGATAGTATTGATGATTTATATTCTGGTGGTTATGTAAACCAAGTTATGGAGATTGATCTTATTGACGGAGACATTATATACAAAGATTTTGATGATCTGTTTGATGAAGGTTTTTACGGTATGAATGGTGAAAGACTGACCAAGCTTACTAACGAAGAATTTGATATTCACACCGAAACATTTATTTTGGATAATTATAGAGTAGATAATAAGCCAAAGTTTATGGTAATTAAGGATTGGTTGGATTCAAGCAGTGGTCAAACCACAAGAGGAAATCAATTTTTTGCTGAAGTCGCATCAAGAAGATTAGCATATCATCATCGAATTAACAGAACACCATTGGCTGTTTCGTTAAAAGGAAGATTGGATATTACTGCGGGCCAAATTGTTGATCTTACAATAGATGATATGAGTTCTGTAAACAAAGCAACAGAAAAGCAAAATGATCAATTACGAGGAAAATATTTGGTTTCCTCTGTATATACAAAATTTGATAATAATATACTAACTACTAACTTGACGTTAATTAAATATAATTGGAGTGTATAGAATGTTTCAGACGGGTGGCCTAAAGGATCCATTATTTTTTGTAGGTATCGTTGAGGAAATTGATAAAGGTACTCCTGGACGAGTGCGTGTGCGAGCATTTGGAGTACACGGAACAAATGATAAAATTAAAACAGAACATCTTCCGTGGGCTCTTTGTATGTCAGGAAGCTACGATCCAAATGTCTTTTTAGGCAATCTTTTAAATAAATTTGTATTTGGGTGTTTTACAGATGGACGTGATGCACAACATCCCATTATTTTAGGTCTGCTACCTACTCAATTTGCACCATCAGATCCTAATTTTCCCATCAATCAAGGCTATGGTGTCATCCCAGATAAACATGGTGATCTTGAAGCCAAGGGAACATCTCCAGATGACTGGGGCAAGCCACAACAGTCTAGTCTTGCTCGAGGTGAGGAATTAGACGAAACATACATTTTGGTTCAGGAAATGAACCGTGTAGAGGACGTTAAAATTGCAGGACAGGATGATGCTACTTGGTCCGAACCACCTCCCGCATATAATGCAGTATGGCCTCATAATAGAGTTATGGAAACAAAACACCATATTATTGAATTAGACGATACACCAACAGCTGAACGAATTATGATATACCACAAGGAAGGTTCATTTGTGCAAATGGATTCCTCTGGAAATGTCACACATAAAGCCGCTGGTGAAAAATATGATGTAACAATAAAAAATTCACATATATTTACTGGTGGTCAATGTCATGTTCACGTCGGTGGCAATGCTACGATGTATGTGCACGGCGATCTAACGACCGAAGTCAATCAAAACTATAAGTTAAATGTTGGCGGTAGTGCAGAAATTAGTGTGGGTGGTCAGTTGGCTATTAACGCTAGTGATCAATTAACGATGAGATCTGCTGAGGTACGAATGTTCTCAAATGTGAGTAACATGTCAATAGTCTCCAAAAAGAATCTAAAACTTCAAGCAGGCGAATCATTAAATACGATTGCTCCATATACTAAACAGAGTAGTTTTGTAAGTCATAATGTACAGGCGGGCCCAGAGGGTTATAATTTATTGGTTACTGGTGACTACCTAGCATCGGTAAATAATTTCTTTGTTGATGCTCTTGGAACTGTGCCCACAAAATTTGGAGGCCTCGGTGTTGAAATCAACAGTCTCGTCGGTCCTGCTAAATTCCAATCATCAACATACACCTCAGTATATGGTGGTATTTTGGTTGAAGTTGATAACCTCGTAAATCTTGCTGGTAGACTTAGAGGTCCTACATTTGTTGCTGGTGCCGTTGGATCCGCACTAAATAATATTGATTTTGCACAAGTAGGTGCATTACCAAAAATGCCAGAACCAAAAGGAAAATCAACATCGGTCTATTTGAGTTATGGTTCTGGTTCAAGTTCTGGTGTGACTTCTGGTGCCGGTCACAATCCTTCGCTTATTGATAACAGAACAGCTGATATTGTATCAGATAAAGTCAGTGTTGTAAAACCAATACTTGACACAATTAATCTTGCTGAATCCGCTCAAGATGGATATGAAGCAATACACAGTAAAGTGCCACAAAGAGACAGACCATCTAAACCATTGAGTTCAATGACTGTGCAAGAGGTGCTTGATTGGCAAAAAGGCTTAATTAATACTGGTCGAGTCGGTCTTGGTAGAGAATTTCCTAGTGTTGCTGCAGGTAAATATCAATTCATTAATGAAACATTACAGCGTATGGTTGATAAAGGATATGCAAACCCTAATGATTTGTTCAACGAGCAAACACAAGATAATCTTGCCGTTGGCCTTATGACTGAGGATGGTGGATTGGATTCATGGTTAAACGGAACCATGTCTAATGACCAGTTTGGTAATAGACTTGCCGGTATCTGGGCAGGTTTACCTAATCTTTCTGGTGCGCTAAAAGGTAAAAGTACATATGGTGGTGATGGTGAAAATAGTGCTAGAATTACCGAAGGAACACTCCTAGCGGCAATTGGAAACACGAGAACCAGATGGAATGATTTCAATTCATCAATTTCTGCTGTAGAGGATTCAATTGATAATCATATTGCAGTGAATATACCTGACATATTTAAAGGGTTGGGATAAATATGTTATTAAGGAGGATTAAATGAGTTCGGATTGTTTATCATTTACCAGAACACTTGATGGTCAGTGTCTTGTTGATAAAGCCGCTTTGAATAAAGCAAGGTTATCGTCATCAGTATCTACCACAAATGCTGACGGCTCATTTAATATCAATAAAATCGATCAGTTGGGTGCAGATTTTATTTCAAGTTATCTTGAAGAAGCCGAGGAAAATCCTATTACAAAGGCTGTAAATTTTTATGGCCAAGAAATATATACCTCATTAAATAACGCAAACCAAATATTTAAACAAACAAACCTAGCTGGATTTCCTACGTTAAACGACAGAATAACTAGAGGTCAAATAGGAATATTAGAATTTTCTGATTTTCTGGGAGAATATAATTATAATTTGTCTGTATTTGATGCTACACTAGCAAACGATATTGATAAAATTAATTTTGAATTTGATGCGTATTATCAAAATACATTTTCTAGTAGTATATTAGGTGGTTTCTGTAGAACAATTCAAAATGTTTTTGGTGCTATTGATGCATTTTTTGATTTGGTCGACCTGATTCAAGGCTTTATTGCTGACGCAATATCATTTATTAATAAATTTAAAAGTGGCCAACTATTTTCTGATGCCGCCAAAAAGGCTTCAGCTGAAGCTTTAATAAGAACAATGAAGGAAAAAATTAAGGACATTATCTGTCAAGCATGGCTACGGTCAAAAAATGCAATTTTAAATCTTAATGTTGTAAATCTTATTAATGATACTGATTCACATGTAAATCCTCAGGTTGCTAAAAAAGGCAAGCAAATTAGACAAAGATCTTTGGCTCTATTAAGTGAAGATAATTGTGAGAGAATGACGGAAAAGGTTGAAGCACTTTTAGATTATGCCGTTAGTATTTTTGAACTACCTTCACTCGAGGAAATTCAATATTTGATTTTAAGATTTTGTGCATTACTTTCAAATGTCGAAGCATTAATATATGATATTAGAAAACCAACTCAAAATTTTGCATTAAAATATCAAAATGTGGTAAATAGATTGAGAAGAGTTTCTGATGTTGCTACTGGTAAGGCTATTATAAATGGTGGAAAAAGATATGACAGACAACTCAGAAAACAGAAGGCTGATGAAGCATGGCCAAATTGGAGTAAAGGTATTGATGATGCTCTCAATGGAGTAGAACAAGATACCAATCTCCCAACTCCTAGCGGAAAGCCACCTAAAAACAGACCGCCGAAGAGAGCATTTGAGTATGAAAAAATTCCAGATTGGGAAACAGTTTCCTCTGGTGGAAGTTCTGTCTTTACCTTTTATAATAAAGGCAAGGATTTTGGCGACGGCCAGGCAGCATGGTACAATATGGAAGAGGAATTTATAATTGATATAATGAATATCCAAGCTGTAATCGGAAAACCATTCCAGATTAATAGTGCTTGGAGAAGTACACAATATAATAAGCGTGTTGGTGGTGTAGAAGGTTCTTTTCATACCTCTGGTATGGCTTTTGATATAGCTACAAAGAACCTAAATAGTAATGACATACAACTAATTAGAGATTTAGTAAAACTTTACGACTATGAGGTAATAGGTGGATATAGAAATCATATTCATATAGAACCGGCACCTCATTGGCAAGGATTTGTTTAGGATTAAAAAATGCCATTAACAGTATTTACGCCGAGAACAAAAAAGACTAATTTATATGCTGATTTTAGAAAAGATCTGGCAATTAGTCCTTTGTCTGGTGATATAACATTGCTTAAGGATGAGGATGCTGTTAAAGACGCATTAAAAAATCTTTTGTTGACTGATAGGGGTGAAAGACTAATGCAGCCAGACCTAGGCGGTGGCATTAAGGAATTATTATTTGAAAATATGACCCCTGCCGTTCTTACTCTTATAAAGGATAGAGTAGAGGAGTGTGTTAAAACCACGGAACCTAGGGCAGAACTAGTAAGTGTACAGGTATCATCAAATATTGATGACAATTTTGTAGGTGTAAAAATTGTATTTTATGTACGCAACGTCGAACAACCAATCACACTAGATGTGATTCTAGAAAGGACTAGATAGTATGGCTACTCAAACTCCTATCACAGAATTAGATTTTGAGTCAATTAAAACGCAACTCAAAACATATCTGAAAGGGCAAACTCAATTTAAGGACTATAATTTTGAAGGGTCCAATATGAGTGTTCTTTTGGATGTTCTGTCCTATAATACATTTCAGAATAATTTTTATACCAATATGGCGATAAATGAGATGTTTCTTGATTCTGCGGTATTACGCAATTCAATTATGTCTCATGCAAAGGAATTAAATTATCTTCCAAGATCAAGAAGATCTGCTAAAGCGGTGGTAAAGGTTAGATTTGTTGATACTGATAATGTACTACAAGGGCAAACGGTTACGGTTCCACAGTATACAGATTTTGTAAGTTCGTATCAAGGTGTGAATTATAATTTTGTCAATATGCAAACATACGTTGCTAGAAAAATTGGTATTGGTGTATATGAAACGGACGAAATAGAATTATTTGAAGGCGAAATGCTTACAAGTTTTGAAAGAGAAGGCTTTATTGTTGACGCAGACGGTATATTAAGAGTTGCACTTACCAACGAAAATGCAGATACAGATTCATTTGAAGTATTTGTTGATGCCGAGGCGACTGATAATGAAAACATATATATTCGCAGAAACGATATTTTTGGTGTAGAACCAAACGATAAGGTATTTTATGTAGAGCCATATTTTGATAACCGATATTCAATCTACTTCGGTGGCAATGTTTTTGGTAATCAACCTTCTGAGTTTGAGGATGTAAGAGTTAGATATAGAGTCACATCAGGTGCTGAGGCAAATGGTGCCAGTTCATTTAATACATCATTCCTTTCAAATGTAACAACCGTAGTTTCCACAATATCTCCAGCTTCGGGTGGTCTTGAAAGAGAATCAACCGAAAGCATTAGAAACTTTGCACCTAAGGCTCTTCAGATTCAGGAAAGAGCAATTACAGAAAGAGATTATGAGGTACTGTTAAAACAAAAGTTCCCTGAAATTACTTCAGTATCTGCTTATGGTGGTGAAGAACTTGATCCACCTCAGTTTGGTAAAGTTGCATTGGCAGTTTATTTAAGAGATGGTGGTGATCTGCTTTCATCATCACTCGCAAATCAATATGTAGAATATCTCCAGGATAAAACACCACTCAGTATCGAGCCTATTTTTGTTCAGACTGAGTTTATATATGCCTGTGTTACCGTAAAATTATATTACAGTAGAAAACTTACAACCAAATCTGCAGACGAATTGGAAACACTAGTCAGAGGTGCTATTCAGGAATATTCTAATGAGAATCTAAATAATTTTGACGTAAAAATGAGACTGTCAAAATTAACTGAAACAATTAATAATTTGGATGTATCAATACAAAGTAATTTTGTTGATGCTACTCCAAAAATTGAATGGTCACCAGCAGCAAATATTTCATATACACCAACATTTAGATTCCAAGCTGAATTGGTAAGACCGTATCCATACAAATCAACAAATGGATTTACTAATTATAAACCGGCAATCAGAAGTAGTGCATTTAAATTAAAAGGTGGGGAATCGGTATATCTACAAGATGATGGTCTAGGAAAAATCCAAGTCATTACAGATAGTGCAACTCAGCCACAGGTGGTGAATGTAGATGTTGGTTCGATTGATTATGATAAAGGTGAGCTTACACTTGTCAACTTTGCAGTTGAATCATATGAAGGCAGTGCAATAGAATTTGAGGCGAACACAAAACGAAGAGACATTTCTGCCCCAACAGGTAGAGTATTCTTTATCCGTGATGATGATGTAACCGTTGAGATTATAGCAGAAGAAGATGTTGAAAGAACAGCAGCGGCTTCATCGGTGGCAACCGCAGGTGGTTCAGTAATTACAACCTACTAATAGGGTCTTTTATCCATGAGGGAAACAGAAAAGAATATTGCGTTTTTTATTGAAAACCAATTCCCTGGTATTTACCGGGAAGCTGGCCCTGAATTAGTAAAGATCGTAGAAGAATATTATCGCTTTATGGAAGAGGACATTAAACAGTCCCACTACATCGGCAGAAGAATTTTTGAATATAGAGATATAAGCACAACTTTAAACAGTATGCTTATATACTTTAAAAATAAATTTTTAAAAGATCTACCGTTCGATGAAACTACTGTAAAATTTATTGTTCGCCATATCCAAGATTTATATCATCGTAAAGGTACCAAAGACGGTATTATTTTATTTTTTAGATTATTCTATAATGAATCTATTGAGATATATTATCCAGCATCACAAATGCTCAAGCCGTCTAATGCAAAATGGCAAACTGGTGTCTTTTTGGAGATGGAAGAAAATAATAATTCGTTCGATGATATAGATGGGAATACTTTCACGTATGCTGATTTAATAGGTAGAAATATTACTGGATCTATTTCTGGCGCAAAGGCAGCTGTAAATTCAATAAATTCAGTTCTTATTAATAAAACATTAACACCTATCATTTATTTGGACGCTGTTCAAGGTGTCTTTACAAAATATGATGAACTTTTAACTAGAATCGGCGAAAATATAGTTCGGTTTGGTGTTGTTAAAGGTTCATTAAGTGACTTTACAGTAGACGTAACATCTGGTGGTACTACCGGAAATAAAAAAGGTAACATCTTTGATGTTGTAAGTGCTGGCGGACAATCCGGTAGAGCAATTGTTACAGAGATCACAAATAATCCTACTGGTCAAGTTACATATGAGATTGAAGATGGCGGCTTTGGTTATTCTATAGAAAATACAAGACTGGTAGTTTCAAATCAGTCCATCGTTTTGGAAAATTCCGAAAGGGTTTTTATTGAAGGCGAAAGACTTAGAGATACAGACAATAACTTCGGTACCGTAATTGGGCAAAATGATGGATCCGTGGGTGTCCTTATGGATCCGGGTGACGAATTTGAAATTAACAGAAACATATCAACTGTAGATAGGAATCCTAATTTAAATATCGTAAATTTGGGATCACAAGCATCGCCTATTGTTGTAATTACTCCTATCAATGAATCATCTCCTGGGCCAATGTTTGTTGATACTGGTTTAAATACCGATGTAAAAGTTTCAGATCTTATTAATCAAGAAACTGTATCACTTATAACAGATCCTATTGCTAATTTTATTGAACCAGACGTTGATCATCCAGAAGGTTTGGCAACTGGTCCAGTTTATATAAACTCACCTAATTATAATGCTGTTCCCCCTGCCGCAGCTGCTATGTCTGGAACAGAACCATCTGCAAATTTGGCTACATCACTTGATGCTGCATTTGACTTAACACCTTTCGACATCGGTTCTATCGTTGGATTTAGAAATATTAACCCAGGTTCAGATTACAGAAATGATGTTTTTGCATATGCTGTAGATGATACCATGAAATTGTTTGACCGTTATAATCAAATTTTAACCGTAGATCCACCAGAGACAGCCACGGATTTTAATATTGGCGAAATTATTGCTGAGGTAGGAACTGGTATAAATGCTAAGGTATTGGCAACTGATGGTAACAAAGGTACCGTAACAATTCTTCCTTATAGTTATTATGGGTATTCAGGTGCAAATGTAATAGGTGCTGTGCCTGGACAGGTAAATGTCATTGACATATCAGTAGATTATAATTCAAAGAATCTTGGTGATAATGCTACAATCGACCCATCTACAGATTTTGCTTCTGGTAGAATTAGAGCAGTTAAAATTTATAACTCTGGGTTTGGATATGTTAATAATGCTGAGGCATATCTTGCTGACGAAGACGGGGTTCCTCAGATCCGAGGCACAATTAATGTCTCATCACAAGGGGTTACCGCTGGATACTGGGGTGATTTTTCATCTCACCTAAACGGTTATTTGTCGACATCGTTTGGTGAAGCGACTGATGAATATTTTGATGGTAACATGAGAATCCAGGATAGTGATTATTTCCAGGAATATTCATATGAGGTAAAATCAACATTACCTTTATCACAATATGAAAAACTATTAAAAGAAAATGTACACCTTGCCGGTACTAAATTATTTGGTCAATTTTATTATAGATACAAAAACACTTCTGCATTACAGCAAAGCTTTATAAGAATCTTCAACGATGATGGCAGAGGTTCTGCATTGGATGTTGCAGATCCAGCAAACATATCAACTGATATTACAAATCTTTATTCTGACAGTACAGTAATTACATCTGATAATGATAAGGATGCACTTAATGGGGGTGCGGTATATACAGTTACTCCGGTTGGTGGAACCAGTATTAATGAAGGTGGTTCACTAACCTTTTCTGTAACCTTGACTAATCATCCTGGTGGTGTTATATATTGGACAGTTTCCAGACCAGAAGATTTTACATTTGATTCCGGAAACGTAGTGGTAAGTAATAATACAGGAACATTCCAAATTCAAGCTGATGCAGATTTTACAACTGAAGGGGAAGAAACCTTCTATATCACACTGCATACCGGAAGTGGAGCTGGACCGGTTATTCATACAGCAGGACCATTTACAATTAATGACACATCAACGGCATAAACAATACAATTATACTAATCTAGTATAAATAATTCTAAAAGTTGTAGGAGACAACATGGCAAAGCAATTAGTAGACATTGGTACAGTGCCAAATGATGGTACAGGTGATCCATTGCGTGTTGCGATGGACAAACTAAATGATAATGTCAATGAAATATATAACTCCATTGGTGATGGGACGGATCTTACGGCAATCATCAATGCACAAGGACACATAGATGTAGGCGGCGAACCTAATAAGGTTTCATTTTGGTATGCAGATCTCGACGAACTACCAAATTCAACATTATATCAAGGTTGTATCGCATATGTACAATCAGAAGGTGCCGTATATTATTCACACGGTTCTGACGGTTGGCGAAAGCTATTAACGGATAATGCAAATACGCTGGATCCCGTTGCGGCATATACAGATAATCTTGCCAGAGTTGCATATACAGGAAACGTAAATGATCTAATCGGCAATATCGGCGGCGGTGGCGGAGGCGGTGGAACCTCAAATACATTTAGCAGAATTGTTGTTGCCGGTCAAACCGACATTGTTGCTGATAATACCAGTGATACTCTTACATTGATTGCTGGTTCTAATATGACTATTACTAGTAATGCTACCAGTGATACTCTTACATTTTCTGCTCAAACAGGTGGCGGCGGTGGCGGTGGTACGTCAAACTCGTTTAGCACTGTAGCCGTTTCTGGTCAGGCTTCTCTTGTTGCTGATGGTGTTCTTGATACATTGAATGTTGCAAACGGCGAAGGTATTATTATATCTACCACTCCAGCAACTGATACTCTTACAATTACGGCTACTGGCGGAAATGGCCTTCAAACCAGACAAGATATTTCCACAACACTCACAAACATGGCTGCTGGTGCTACAGTAACACCAACTATTGTAGGTCCTAAAGGTTATGCATTACTTACTATTCAAACAGATTTTGCGGCATGGGTAAGAGTTTACAGTGACCAGGCTTCTAGAACCGCTGATGCTTCCAGAACTGAATTACAGGATCCATTGCCAGATGCTGGCGTAATTGCTGAAGTTATTACAACTGGAAATGAAACTGTTAAATTTACTCCTGCAGCAATTGGCTTCAATAACGAATCAACACCAGTAAATGAAATTTATCTCAGAGTAACCAATAAAACTGGTGCTACTGCTACAATTAATGTAACATTAACTCTATTACAAATAGAGGCATAATAAATGGATAGAGAAACACCTCTCGAATGGATTATCAGTCTTCACAACCGTGAGGATCTTGAAGGTTTCTATGAGGACATGGAAACCGAAGGTGGTAATTTGTATATTCCAAACCGCGCAGTTGAATTGGCTTCGAGAAGGCCTATAAGTAGAAATACACATTATATGCTAACGTTTGATGAGGTTGAGAGAGTAAAAGCAGATCCTAGAGTAAGAGGTGTGGATTTGCTACAAAAATTCCTGGACTTTCCTCCTACTCCTTTGGGTTATGAAATTGTATCAGGTAATTTTGATAAGGGAGGATCGCCCGGTACCACAGATATAAATTGGGGTTTGTTACAGCATACAGATAATACCAATACTGTCGTAAATGACTGGGGAAGCGGTGGCTCATCATTTTCAATTACAGATACCGTTACTGTGACGGCATCTGGCAAAAACGTAGATGTTCTTATTGTCGATGGTCATATGGACCCAGCTCACCCAGAATATGCTGTTAATGCAGACGGAACTGGTGGTACTCGTGTTGTTCAATATAACTGGTTTCAAAACGATGTGGGATACGGCACCGGAACATATACCTATACACCTTATGTAGATCCTAGTTATGCAGATAATAATGGTGATGGCATACCAGACCGAACAGATGACAATAATCACGGAGCACACTGTGCAGGAACAGTTGCTGGAAATACCCAAGGTTGGGCTCGTGATGCAAACATCTATTGCATAAGCCCTTATGGAACAAATCCTAACTGGGGTACTCAAGGTTTTAGTTCTGCTACATTATGGGATTATGTCAGAGCTTGGCATAATAATAAGCCAATTAATCCAGTAACAGGAAGAAGAAATCCTACTGTTTCAAATAACAGCTATGGATCGGCAATACTTTTCCGAGATGATGGTGTAGGAAATTATCCATTCCCAACATCAATTACATATAGAGGAAGTACTTTTGCCCCAGGTAGGACATTAACAAATCAGGAATTAATTGACAGAGATATTGATATACAAACAGCCGGTTCAATTAATTATTTCTATATACAGAATTACAGTAATTCAATTCAGGCAGATATTGAGGATGCCATTGATGATGGAATTATTATTGTATTTGCGGCAGGTAATGATAATAACTTTATTGCAGTTCCAACAGATCAGGATTGGAATAATGAAATTACATATCTTTTCGGCGGCTTTTTTAGTTTATCTGATTATACCGCAAGAGGTGCTTTTTCAGGACAATATGTTGAGCCAACTACAGTCGTTGGTGCGTTGAGTACTTCAGCTAATCTTCAAAAGGCTAGCTTTAGTAACTACGGAAGTGCCGTTGATGTTTATTCAGCTGGGACAGCAATTCAAAGTTCATTAAATACAGGTGATTATATCTCGTCTGTAAATGATCCTAGAGATAGCAATTTCGTCCAGGCAAAGTATCAAGGTACAAGTATGGCTGCCCCACAAGTTACTGGTATGATAGGCTGTTTGCTTGAAAATAATCCTAATTTTACACAGGCAGATATTAATCAATGGATAATTGATAATGGTTTAAATAATGAAATGGCACGAGATGATTCTGGTGGCGTAAATTGGGATCCAACAGATAATTACAACCTGGCATCTGGTGAAAATAGAATTTTATTTTGGATTAATCAAAGAAAAGAAACAGGTGCAGCGTACCCATATAAAACGGCTGGTTATAGATCCGGCGCAAAATTAAAATATCCTAGACCCAGAATCAGACGTAGGGGTTAGGTTATAAATAGAAAATAAAAGAATATTTAGCACAGTGGGAATCTCATGGCAGAAATTTTGACAACCAATTTTAAAACTGATACGACTAGGCTGTTCGTAGATGATATTGTGTCTAACGAATATTATCTTTTTGTATCTGAGATGGAACAGGAATCAGCTGAAAATTCAATCAGATCAAAAAATAATTTTTTAGAAAATGTTATTTTTGGAAAAAAGATTCGTAATGATGATGTAAAATTTATGATTAAGTATTATCCTTGGCAAAGGGATTCAGTTTACGAACAGTATGACGATAATATTGATTTAGAAAATTCTAATTTTTATGCCGTCGTAGGACCTACAAATCACAATACTGGTGATTACAGAGTTTATAAGTGTTTGGATAATAACGATGGTGCTGAATCTAAAAGTGCGCCTCAATATGATGCATCAATTTCAGATCAGATTTATAGAACAGCAGACGGCTATGTATGGAAATTTATGTACGCCTTATCAAGAATTCAATTTGATGCATATAATGCTCTAGGCTATATTCCAATTGTGGGGACTTTTGATTCAGATCCAGTAGCAAATACAGGTGGCTCTGAAATTACAACCATCACAGTAGAAAATGAAATTTCAAATGCTGGTTATCGTGTTGCACAAGGTTCGTTCTTTGGTCAACCTACAGATAGCTCAACTGGTGCACTACAAGGTAATATTAGAGTTACGTTTAGTGAATTATATCCATTTAGTAAGACAGTAGGTTATTATGTTGGACAAACATTATATGCTGTCGGTCCAGGTGTTGCTGAATTGTACACGATTTTGGCATATACGTACGATGATAATACAAATACAGGAAGATTTACAGTTCAGGGTAGACCTAGATCTGATGGTCTAGGAAGTAATGCGACCTGCCAAATTTTTCCAAGAATAAAAATTGATGGAGATGGAACTGGTGCAGCTGCTTTGCCAACATTTGTGGATGGAACACTTACAAATGTAGATATGTTATCAGTAGGTTCTGGTTATAATAATGCCGAGGCAACAGTTATAGATCCTATCTATGATTTTGATCCTGACAGTACAAATACAACGGATGTAAGAGCTGAAATTAGAGTTGTTCTTTCACCCCCTGATGGCCATAATACAAATTTGCTTGATGAATTATACTGTAGGCATTTTCTATTTTATTCATACATTACGGCTGCTCAAAATAATTTAATACGAATTAATAATGTATATTCAAAGGTCGGCATTGTTAAGAATCCAGTATTTATTGACCCGGATGCAGGGACAACAACAACGTACACAGTAACAGTTGCGTCAGGTGAAAATAACTATGGAACGGGTAATAAATATTATTTAGATGGTGAGTTGAGCCCAACCTTAGAACTTGTGGAAGGTAGAACATATAGATTTGATCAATCTGATTCGTCAAATTCTACACATCCACTTAGATTTTCAACTACACCAAATGGATCGTTTGGCGGTGGCACAGAATATACTACTGGGGTCACAACCGTTGGGACACCAGGTAACGCCGGAGCTTATGTTGAAATTGCTTTAGAAGAAGGTGCTCCGACACTTCACTATTATTGTACTGCTCATAGTGGAATGGGTGGGCAATTAAATACAGATTTGTATAGTGTTAATAACAGCCCAGAAATTTTTGATAATACCATAGCAGTTGTAACTGATGATATTGGTGGACTTGAAAAAAATGAAATTGTATATCAATACAGTGGTGGTAACAATATTGTATTCCAGGGAACTGTATATGAATTAGATCTTCAATCCAATACAGCATACATTGCAATATATAATGGACCAAGACCACCATATTCTGGATCAAATAGTCCGTTTAATCCTACACTGGATTTAAGAAAGAGCAATGGCCAAATAATTAGAATAAATACTCCTGTAGAGGACAATGTAACAGAATCACCATATGCTCAGAGAACTGGAAAGGTATATTTTATGGAAGATTTCTTCCCACTGGAAAGAACCGTAAACTCGAGAGAAGAATTTAAATTCGTGATGGAATTTTAAGGAATAAGTAGATGCCAATTAATACAAATTTAAGTACTGCTCCATATTTTGACGACTATGACGTCAGTAAACAATATTATAGAGTATTGTTTAAACCAGGATATGCGGTGCAAGCAAGAGAACTTACTCAGCTTCAATCGGTTCTGCAAAACCAAGTGGAACAGTTTGGAGATAATGTCTATAAAGAAGGCAGCATTATAAGAGGCTGTAACTTCACTAATATTAATGGTTTAAAATATGTAAAACTATTTGATACAATTACTGATGATGTTACTCCATTTACGCCAGAATCATATATTTCAAAAAGAGTAATTGAAACTGTCAACGGGCAGGATATTGAAGTTGATTATGTTTATGAATTAGAAAGTAATATTACAAAGCTAAAAGCTCAAGTCATTTCGGCATCTAATGGCTATTTGAGCAACGTAAATGCTACAAATACTTTCTTTATTGGCTATGTGGGCAAAACGGATACTGCATCTACATCAGAACAATTCCAGGAAAATGAAGTTCTAACACTTTCGCTTAAAAAGTTTAAGGTGGGAGAACTAGAACCAGGTGAAGTCAATCCTTATTTTACTCAAAGTAATATTGCTCAGATCAGAGTGGCACCAAGTGCCGCGGTCGGTAGTTCATTCGGTATTCGCTCAGAGGCTGGGATTGTATTCCAAAAAGGCCATTTTCTTTTTGCGGATGCGCAGACATTAGTTGTTAGCAAATATACCAATTCTCCAGATGGAGTTAATGTTGGATATCAGATTGAGGAATCAACTGTAAACGCATTTGAGGACGAAAGTCTTTACGATAATGCAAACGGCTCAAACAATTTTAATGCTCCAGGCGCAGACCGTCTAAAATTAGTTCCTACTCTTGTTGCTCTTGAATCGGCAACTGCCGAAGCAGATGCTAGTTTCTTCTCCTTAATTAGATATAAAAACGGTAATGCAGTCACGGTTAGAGACGTTGCTGAATATAATGTTCTCGGCGACGCAATGGCAAAAAGAACATTTGAGGAATCAGGAAACTATGTAGTTAGTAACTTTGATGTAAATGTCGTACGACGTAACGGTGATCTTAAATTGTCAGTGGGCCCAGGTACGGCATACGTAAAAGGCCATAGAATTGAAGCACTAACAGAACAAATATTTGATATTGAACCAATTACTGAAACGCAAACAATTGAAAATGAAACGTGTTCATTTAATTATGGAATGTATTTGCCAATTACAGATTACAGTGGTTATATTCCTTTGGACTTTTCAGCGGTTGATTTAAAATCAAAAACGGACGTGAAACTTGGTGAGGCATATGTTCTGAACATGACACCAGATAAGGTTCATTTGACTGGTATCAGGTTGTCTGGTAGTAATAATTTTAATGATGTTGCAAAAATTGATGTTCCTACAGGATATGTTGGTGTAGCAAACACCGATATTTCTGGTGCAGTAATGAGAGAAACAGATAAACAAGCCTTGATTTTTGAACAAGGTACGTTTAGTATGAAAGGGATTACGCCGAACGCAATTCCAGTTCGCCAATATGAATTGGGAACAGTTGATGCACAACACCAAATTCTTATTAACGTAAGTGACTCACAAGAAAACTTTAATGTTGATAATGATGAGGTAGTCGTCATTGAAACTACCGGTGAAAGATTGACTGTTGATTCTGTAACAAATGCAAATAATAATACACAACTTGTGATTCAATTAGATCCAGCGCAAAACGTAATTGGATCTAGCTGCAGTGTATATTATAATATTAATAAAACAGGTGCATTAGGTCAACCATATAGTAAAATTATAAGAGAGCCTTACGTTAAATTTAACTTTGCTGTTGACACACAAAATAACAGATGGAGTCTAGGATTTCCTGATGTGTTTGATATTATTAGTATTGTTGACGCAAACGGAAACGATTATACTGATAGCTTTAAACTAGTTACAAACCAAAAAGATCATTATTATGATCTGTCATATGTTGAATGGATTAGAGGTAGACCTAGACCAGAAAATGGAGTATTGACAGCTCAGATTAGAGTATTTGAAATTAATACTACTGGTGGTAATTTATTCTATTTCTCAATTAACAGTTATCCACAACCAACCGCTAATGAAATCAATAATATTTCAGATCAATCAAATATTATTAACGATATTCCTATCTATGTCTCATCAACAGGAAGAAAATATAATCTGAGAGAATGTTTAGACTTCAGACCTCATGTAGATGCTGATGCTCTGGCTGATTATAATAATACGGATCCAAATACTGCACCAACAATCCTTGCAACAGTGGGATCAAAGGATCCTATATTTATAACAAATGGCATACCCACAGTTCCTGCTAGAAATGCATCAGCCTCGTTGGATGTTGAACACTATTTAGGAAGGGTTGATACACTTACCGTAGATTCATATGGTAAATTTAAATTGCTAAAAGGCACACCAAATGATAAACCAAGACCAGAAATTACTTCAAGAGACCGTTTAACTTTAAGTGAAATTACAATTCCTGGTGTTCCTGCAATTACAGCAAATGAAGCTCTAGAAAAGAATAAAAAAGAATACGGTATTAAGGTTCGTAGAATGCAGCACAAAGGATATACCATGAAGGATATCCGTGCTCTTGAAACCAAGGTTGATAATTTAATTTATTATATTTCCTTGAGTCAACTTGAATCTGAAACTCAGAATCTTTCAATACTTGATGAGAATGGCTTAAATAGATTTAAAAATGGATTTGTTGTAGATCCATTCAATAACTTTGCATTTGCAAATTTGGACGATCCAACATTTAATGCTGCTATTCCACACAGTCAAAAAATACTGATGCCGAGTGTAAAACAGTTCCCATTGGATCTGAAATACAAGGAATCAACAAATGCATCTCTATTCCCATCTGCAAATCCCGCAGTTGGTACTTTGAGTAGAAACCAAAACGTAACATTTATCAATCAGCCATATGCAACAGAATTTAGAAATGCCGTAAGTAACTTCTATAACTATAAAGGCATTGGAGCTTTGTCTCCTGAGTATGATGTCGCATATGATATGACTCAGAATCCTGAAGCATTTAATATTGACATTGCTAGTATGTTTGAGGAATATACAGAGGCTCTTCAAGAATTTATTCCACTTACTGATATTGTCGTTGATACCCAGTTCACTGGTCAAACCGTCCAAGGAAGAACTATTACTCAAACTTTTGACGATACTGTACAAAGTCTTAATGTAGGGTCTAATACAAGACAAGTTGGAGATTTTGTAACAAATATCGAATTTAATCCTTTCATTGCTGAGAGAGAAATTAAGGTATGGGTAGGTGGCTTGAGACCAGATACTCCTCATTATTTCTTCTTTGACCAAGAGGATGTTCAGGCTCACGTTGCACCTGGGACACTCGATGCAGAAAATGCAAATGAGGTGGAAACATATGGTACATATAATGTTACTGGCACTGGTGTTTCAACAGATTCAAATGGTATTCTTAGAGCTGTATTTAAGGTTCCAGCAGAAACATTCTTTGTTGGAGATAGAGTATTAGAAATTGCTGATGTTGACCAATGGGCATCCATTGATTCTGGTGCTACATCTAAAGCCGCACTCACATATAGAGCATATAATTTCTCAATCGAAAAGACAACGCTTGAAACAAGAGAACCAGAAACCACAGTAGATCAAAGAGTAGTACCAAGATCTGTTACATTCACAAGAAGGCATGACCCTCTTGCTCAAACATTCTATGTTAGAGAAGGTATGGGTGAAGGTTCTGAAACAATTCTTGCGTCAGAACTTGATTTGTATCTAAAACGTAAAAGTGATACAAATGGCTTGACAGTTTATCTTACAGAGGTGGATAATGGTTATCCCTCAGATAAAATTATTCCATTCTCTAGAAAGCACTATACGCCTTCTCAAATTAATGTTTCAGATGATGCATCTGTTCCCACAACATTTACATTTGACGCACCAGTACGACTAGAGACGGAAAGGGAATATGCCTTTGTGGTAATGCCCGACGGAAATGATCCTGACTATCTTGTATTTACATCGAAGGTTGGGGGTATAGATTTAACGCCAGGTGATACACAAGGTCAGGCTATTGTACAAGACTGGGGTGATGGTGTTCTCTTTACATCAACCAATAATCGTGCGTGGACCGCATATCAAGATGAGGATGTAAAATTCTCATTGAAGCGGCATGATTTTAATTTCTCTAGTGGATCAATAACACTTACAAATAATGATCATGAATTCTTTACTGTTAATGATATTACTGGCCTATTTAAATTAGGTGAGCCCATATACCAATATGCTCCATTAAATGCCTCTACAAGTAATACAGTAAGTATTGAGGCGGGGAATAATGTTGTAACTGGTATTGGTTTTGATTCAACATATATTGCTGATGATTATATTTACATTTCCGATAGAGCTGGAACAAAAGATCTATTTAAAATCACGACAGTTGAAAGTGGTACCTCGATGAGGCTAAACAAAGCTTCCTCGTTTGATGTCAATGCCGGTAGTGGTTTGCCAGTTGTTACAGGTAAACTATCACATTATAATAGACGAAATCCAGAGTCAATGTTCATCGAACAAAGTAGTGCTAGAACTGGTTCAATTTTCCGCAGCGGTGAAGAACTCTATGGTTTGGAATCTGGTGGTTCTGCAAATACCGCATCTATTGATGACATTGAAATTAGTTATGTTCAACCGTTTATCTATAGAACCAATGATGATTTGACAGTGACTACATTGTCTGGTAATTTTACAGATCCAAGCGCACCAACTGTTCCTTATAATCAGTCTATGAACTTTAATTCAAACGGTTATTTTGGATCCAAAGGTGCTGTGGTATATAGTAAATCGAATGATTTGACTGATGCAAAATCATTTGACTTTGTTATTGATATGACAAATTCAGCTCAATCAACGACATCTCCGTTCATTGACATTGAAATATCTAAATTAATTGCATATCAGTGGAAAGTCACAAATACGGCAAACACTACTTCAAAATATATCTCCAAGAAAATTGAACTTGCCGAGGATTTTGATGCAGAGGACTTTGAATTAATTATAACTGGTTATCGCCCACAAGGAACTGATATTAAATGTTATATCCGACCACAGAATGTATATGATAGTGATGGGTTTGATAATTTGGATTGGATTGAACTTGAACTTTATAAAGGTGTAAATCAATTCTGTTCTGTAACAAATATTAATGATTATAGAGAATTCAAATATAGAGTACCAGATTCAGCCAAGGATGCTGATGGTGTAATCCAATATACTAGTGAAGGAGGAACTTTTGCTGGTTATAGAAGATTTGCTGTAAGAATAGATATGTTGTCAGAATCAATCAATCGTGCACCAATGCTACGCGATTACAGAGGGATTGCATTGACATGATTAGATTACAAAGAGATCCTAACAATAATGCCGCGGTTTT